CGCTCCTTCGATTACGCCAATCAAAGCATCATGCAGCTCCGCTAACAGTATGAATGGTTTGCCTTCGTCTTCATCCGGTTCTTCTGGGGGCCGTATGTGGGCCGACCTGTCAAAAGACAGATCGTCCATACGCCCAGAGCCGAAGTCATCGAAGTTGTTAATCATTGTCTGGGTCTATATCTATGACCTTTTTGGGAGCGATAGCGCCTCCCCCTCTGTCCGCTTTGGTGTTGTTGAGAATAGAAATGTCTATCTGCATGGAGCTGCTACCCCCACCTTTAGCATTCAGACCTAAATTTCTACGTATTAGCTGATCTAGTTCCGACAGTTCTCTGACGGTTTTAGGCCCCCGAAGATTTTTCACACTGTCCCGTAGAAGCTTTATTCCTGCGGCAGCAATGTAGTGCTGATATTTATCAGCCGGAGTGGACTGCCTTTCTGCAATCTCCATCATAGACTGATCTTCTTCATTTCGCGCATCGTGCTGAGCGCAAAGAATAGCCTCGTCCGTCATATTTTCTAACTCTTCGTCAATATCAGATCCTAACTGATCAACGGGAGGTTCGCTACTGGCTACCGGAACGTGCGGTACGTTACCCCCTTTTCTTGGAGGAAGACCCATCGCTTTAAACCAACGGCGCACAGTTCCTGAATGAACTCCAAGTTCCCGTGCGATCACGTTCATCTTGTAATTCTTTTCGTGCATTTCTAGAGCTCGTTTCTTTAGCTCGTCTTTGGGGTTGTCACTCACAAGAACTGAAATTACTTTCGTGGTTTAATTATGGCTTCAAAGAAGAAGACCTACAAGCAGATACTAGAACCGAGCATCGACCCGAAAAGTAAACGCATGGATGTTGGTGGTCTGTTGATACCACCTACGAGTTTAATAACTGCTTTACTCTACGGATTCGCACACCACACACATGCCAAGGCAAAAGAATATTACTTTTGGAGGGTGTGCGATGAGCTGTGGAATCACGAAGATCTGCCGGAAAAGCTGATGGTAAAACATCCTTGGGCAGAGGAGATGATTAGATCTGCCATAGAACACAAATACCTAGCTATTGGTGGGTCAGCTTCTTCGGGGAAGTCACACACTATGGCCGCTTGGGGAATAGTTAATTGGTTATCGCAGCCCAAAGATACTCTGGTGTTGATGACCTCTACTACATTAAGGGAAGCGAGGAAACGTATATGGGGTTCTGTTATGTCTTTGCTTACCGTCATTGAAGGGGCTCCAATAAAAATCAGGGACTCGATAGGGAACGCAGCATATGTTGATGAAAACCAGACTCTCATCGAGAGAGCGGGACTCAGCCTCATATCAGCAGAGAAATCAAAGACAAGAGAAGCTGTTGGTAAATTTATTGGTATTAAACAGAAGCGGGTGATCTTAATCGGCGATGAGCTGTCTGAGCTTTCGGAAGCTATTCTTCAAGCAGGATTGACGAACCTGTCGAAGAACCCTGAATTCCAACTCATCGGCATGTCGAACCCGAACAGCAGGTTCGACGCTTTTGGTATCTGGTCCCAACCCAAAGATGGGTGGGACTCTGTTGATACAAATACTTACGATAACTGGGAGACGAAGTGGGGAGGACATTATCTACGCTTAGATGGAGAGAGGTCCCCCAACATTGTAGCGGGAGAGACGCTATACCCGTGGCTACCCACACAGGAAAAACTTGATGAGGACAAAGCCTTACTGGGGGTCGAGTCTCGGGGTTACATGCGAATGGTCCGCGCCGTATTCTTTGACTCGGATGAGACTACCGGCATCTACAGCGAATCAGAGCTGACTACTTCGGGGGCTATGAACAAAGTGGAATGGGCGGGCACCCCCACTAATATTGCGGGGTGTGACCCCGCATTCACAAATGGGGGCGACCGCACGATTTTGTACACTGCTTCAGTTGGCTACGATAAATCCGGTCAATACGTAATAGAGTTTGGGGAAGCCATACACCTGAACGATGACGCTACAAATAAAGCGGTGCCTCGAACTTACCAGATTGTCAGGCAAATCAAGGAGCACTGCCAGAAGAGAAACATATCCGCAGAGAACGTAGCTGTTGACGCCACCGGAGCGGGGGCTCCTTTCTGTGATGTTTTGGCGGGGGAGTGGGCGGGTACCTTTCTTCGGGTCAGCTTCGGAGGCAAGCCCAGCGACAAGCGGGTGAGTCTTAGCAGTAAGCTGACAGGCGCTGAAATGTACACAAACAGGGTCTCTGAGATGTGGTTCGTGGGAAAAGAATTGATGCGGACCAAGCAGATGTTTGGAGTGCAGGCAGATCTGGCGCAGGAAATAACAGCGCGGAACTATGAGCTGGTAAAGAGCGGGTCGCTCAAAGTAAAGATCGAGCCTAAGCCTGAATTTAAGGGGCGTTTTGGAAAGAGCCCTGACTTAGCTGACGCAGCATTTCTAGCTTTGGACTGCGCCCGCCAGCGGTTGGGGCTCGTAGCAGTTGACCCTCCTCAGTCGGGTTCGGGGCCAGTTCGCCCACCCGTGACTATCAAACAGCTAAGCGGTGCGTTGAACAACCCCGACGCCGTACTGCTGGATTGACTTATAAACCCTAAAATATAGTATGGAGCATGGCCGAGACTGATCCTCGAAAAAAATTCGCGCAACAGCTAAGAGACATGTACAGCGCGGGATCTCTAGACCCGCTCAACCTGAAAGAGGGTTTATCACAAGAAATGTACGACACTTCAACGCGTCTTGGGATTGCCGATGAAAATCTGAATAAGTTTATCAGCAAGCTAGGCACTCCGGTACAGAGGTTGAGGCGACAAAACGCGACACGCCGTGAGGAAAGAGCCGAGGCTATGAAGAGAGCACGGCAACCAGACGCCTCTTCTGGGAGAGAACCCATGAGAACAAGTCTAGTTACCACTGGTCTTAGAGATGAGTTCGGAAATCCATACACACGATCTCTCGATACTCCGGGCGCACAAGCTCGACGGAGGGAGAGGGCCGACGAAACACCAGAAGAAGCCGCAGATAAAGGTAAGAGAACGCAAGACGACGCTCAAGTAGACCGTGCGAGGGAGATACAGAAAAAGATGGATGCAGACAAAGCAGAAGGCGCAGCGGAGAAAAATGAGCGTGATGCAAAGAAGACGGGCAAAGATCTGAAACAAGCGATAAAGAAGCTCAAGCAAGAAAGACAGCAGGCAAAACTTAAGAACCGTTAAGATGGCTGAAGAAGATTTAGGAACAGCGGCTCTTCGAGATACTTTTAAGTTTCGCACTAACCTTTCCTCAAAGGGAAGGCAGCGCGAAGCCGACCGCTCTCTTGAGCGGGCCGACCGATTGAACAAGATTGCTGCGACGTACGACGAGATGTCTACGCGCAGGACCAAACTTCTCGCTACCCAATTACAACTTAGGGATGCCATAGCCGATAGCAGGAAAGCTACTCAACAAGGGCAAGCTGCTGCTGCGGCTAGTCAAAACGTGTCGGGGCACTTGGCTTCGTTGCGGGGTAGGGAGTCTGAGCTACGCGCTATGTTTAGTGAGGGTGGAGAGGCGGCTGCAAAAGCTTACATGGCTCAGACACGTAGACTGGCAAATGATCCTAAGATGCTTGTTGGTTACGAAATAATGGGGGCGCAGGCGCGGGAGAATAGAGATCAGGTTATAAGTAACCAACAAAAAGTATTGGAAGATCTCATTGCTGATCGAACTAAACAGGACGACTTGTCTCTTAAGTTCGATGGACTAGCGGGTATTATTGATATCGAAAGAGACGAGAGTGGAAATTTACTTAGAGCAGACGACCTCTCACTTGATCTAGAAAAGATTCTTCAAGTTGGGGGCGCGTCTCCGGCAGAGACCAAAGCTGCAATCAGTAAAGCCGAGACCAGAGTTAAATCTGAAATAAAGAGTATTGCTTCTAAACGGACTAAACTTAAGTCGTTACGGGAGGACGCAGCTAGAAATGTAACATTCGATGCTCAGAAAGAGCAACAAGACGGCCCAATAAAACGTGGGCAGGTTACTCTTGATAGCACGGACCCGTTTTACTTGGCTGATTTGTACACACGTTACAAAGAATTGTTTAGACCTAACTCAGAAGAACTAGCTGAACTCCTTCCAGATTATCTGATTAGTAAAGCTTTAAAAAATAATGAGCCTAATTTTAGGAAAATAGCTAAGCTATTGAGAACCGCCAGTACAACGGATCCTGATCCTGATCCTGATCCTTATGCTGATACTGATACTGAAAAGCTGTCAGCCTTTGATTCAATAAAAGACGCAGTGGATGAATTTGGGGAGAGGTTAAGAGAAGAGA